CGCAGCCTTTCATTTTCTTCGTAGATTCGACTTACTGTCGATTTCGACACGTAGCCGGCGACACTAGCCATTCCCTCAAAGTCAGTTTGACCGACGTACATTCTACCGCCGTCGAAATCAACGCCAGTGTCAATGAACCAGGTGTCATCTATGGACCTACTTACGAAACTACAGGCTGGCATCTGTAGGTTGCCCGTAATTAGCTGGAATCGAGCATCTGGCGGACCTACAGGACTCGTAACTTCGAGTTGATCCACAGTATCTTGCCATAGCGGATCTTCGGAAAGCTGTAGTAGCGTCGAACGGCGGTAAATTCGATGATCACGATTCACGATACCCTCAGAATCCGTACGTCGGACGTGGGAATGTGCTGCGGCGAGTTGAACGCTTTCAACGAAGAAACATGGCTGTTGCTTTGGAACTCTGCGCTCATCCTGTAGATGCCCTTCTCTGTTAGAGCGGGGCAGTTACCGGATACCTGTCCGACGAAGTCGACTTCATCGACAATGTTGGGAATGCAAAACGATTGAGCCTGAACTGCGCCATCTGCGGTGAAATAGACGTGAATGTGACCCACATCCACCGCAGGTGTTCCTGTAACTGTGTTTGGCAACGAACCGAGGCAAGTTCCTGCCGGATTGCAACGTTGTGACGGATCAGCATGGAAGTTCCAGTACTGAATCACGACGGGAATCGGTTCCCCAGCCTTGATTACTGGCTTACTCGGTTCCGCGATGAACATTTGTGGAGTTAGATCAGGCTGATCGCCCATCGACGTTGTGATCGAAGTACCAGAAGCTACTGCTGTGATCACTACGCCGACGATTACTCCGATTACAACGAGAATTGCGAACGCTAGACGTTTCATACCCGCTCCGGTCCTAATGGTTGTTCGACAGCAATTGCTTGAATTGCCCGCATCAGAGCATCTTCCAGGTGCGTAATCGCCAGTGACTTTAGCCGGCCATCAGGACATACGTCATTGACATGATGAGCAGTTTCGCGAAAAACGCTCCTAAGGCCAGCGTAAAGATTAGCAACGTCAGCATGTCCAGGATGAAATCCCATCGTTTGTTCGATTTGCTCGGCAATTGCATCACTCATTACCAGTCATCTCCTAGGACGGGGTGGTATTCGTCGTTTGGGTCACCTACGAACACTCTTTCCGAGTAATCGGAATCTCGTGGTACCGTATGGGCGGGGACTCTGGGAACTACAGGCTCTCCTGTAGGGTTCCATTCATTCTCTGGTCTTGTGCATACGAGGTAACGGAGCGCATCGACTGCGTGGTCGTTCTTTTTCTCAGGTTGTTCTCTCGGCTGCTTTGCTTCACGGGCCTTCATTGAGGCAAATTGCGACCACCGGTAAGAGTGTAGTTCTCGGATAAGGTGAGAACAATCTGTAGCAATGAGAAGTCCTCCAGTATCCAGTAGACGACGGACTCGGTTAAGTCCGTATGCAACATCGTTATTACCCAGTCCGATGAAAACATCATCTCGCGAATATTCAGACTGGATGGATTCACCGTCAACGGCATTACGCTGAGCAATAGAAGGGTCTCCGACTCGGTAGCCGATTCTAAATTGGACTCCGGTGGATCGTTCCCAGAAATTAACCGCAGATGCGTGTTCCGTGATGGTTCGTTCGGCCTGGTAGTACTCATGAAACACCACGATTCTACCCTCGTTGTCAACATAAGCCCACAACCACGCTGTAGGGTTACGAAGACCGTGGTCCATTCCCGTAATTATTTGGTGAACTACAGCACTAGGGTCGATGCGATCAATAACGTGGAGAGCAGGATTAAAACTAGGGTAAACAAGACCAGAAGCAGCGACGAATTTGCCGTACTTCCGAGCCTCTCGTTCCTCGGAGGACATTCCAGCGAGCATTGTATCAAGAGCGCCAGGAGGAAGGTAAGGGTTGTTCTCGGACGGAGCAGAGAAAATCTCGACGTTTTCACGGCCTTCTGCTCCTTCTACGTATGGTTCGTAGTAACGCCGGTAAACCCAAGTCATGCCGAGAACTGGAGTCATTGTAAGCCACCAATGACCTACAACGTCTACAAGGCGCAGCATGTTCTCGTTGAAAATGTGCTCCGGAGCTTCTTCGTCTATCCAGCAGAAGTTACGGGAGGTTCCGGCGTGTTTTTCTGCGTCCATCTCTCCAGTAAGGAAGTCCATTCTGCTTCCGTTAGCAAGAGAGAGAACTCGACTTTGCTTGTCATAGGATTCTTCCCATGATCCAGATATAAGACTAGACTTAGGTAACCATCGTGCCAACTCAGGGAGCATAATCTTCTTAAGTCCCTGCTCAATATCGACAGAAACCCCTCGTCCCCAAATAGGTGGATCTGGTGTTCTTTGGTAAGGATGAGTTCCTGTGAGCCACCAAGCTGACTCCGTAGCTCCGCCCACGGTTTTTCCGGCACGGTTCCCTCCCAGAAGCAAACGACCAGTGGCTGACGATTTATGAAACTGTAGTTGTGCACCTTCGTACGGTTCGTAACCGAGTAAACTCGGAGCCGCAATACGTCGTCGCAACGACCCGAGGAACTCGTCACGTACGCTCATCGAAACTCTCTATTTCCAGTAAATCTCGGGTTTCCGTATGAACTACACCAGCCCTATTTCGGAGGGGTACCTTGCCGTGTACAAGTAGGTAATCAAAATCGTTCGCTACGTCGAGCAGAATGTGACTCGGTACGTGAGACTCCAGTATTTCTAGAATGCCCTGCATCAACCCAGCCATTTCTGATTTACCAGAAGTCTCACCTTCGGTGAGTTCCCCGGTGAGGTTCAAGTAGAGTTTTATCGCAGCAACGTTACCGCCACTTGCCTCTCGGGCAAGTGCTTGGTGAACTCGTACGCGTTCGTCAGGGAGAATTGACTCTAACCGACTTGTTAGGGCGCTTTGGAACACCGGGTTCTTCAACCAAGCGTTGTGCTGAGCAAGTGTCAACTTGAAGTCTTTGAGTTTAACAACCAAAGGCCGTGAGTCCCCGGCAGCGCATAGTGTGTCTATCCAACGAACTTGTTTCGGACTAAGGGCAATCGAACCGTCGACGGGTACGCCCTGTTTCGCCAAGTACGCAACGAGCTGTTTATCAGCCAGTACTTCAGTTACACAGGTGTCGATGAGGTACTCTCGTTCCAACTCGAAATCAGACGGAACTCGCTTGTATTTCCAGTAGTACGTTTCAATCAGAGCTACAGTCTGCTTAGTTATGGAGTCCATTTATCACTCTCTCGTTCGTTAATTTCAGTAAAGAAGCGCCGCACCTGGGTAGGAATCCGCCAATGGTTCGCGGCGTAGTACACATCGTGCATGGGCAACAACGCTACTTCGCAGAACTCATCCAAACCAAGGTTCAGCGAACGAAGAAAATCAGAGAATTCTGGACCGTTTTCAGGAACTACAGGGTGTCCATTGGGCCAATTACTTCGCCGGCGAAGCCTTCGGAAAGTATGGTACTCACTTACTCGTTCTACGAGTTCAGGGAACGCACGAAAGACGTGAGGGTGTAGGTGATTAAGAATTCCACGTTCCATCTGGGAAACTACAGCCCGAGGTAACTGGAGCCGGTCTGCGAAGTCATCCTGGGAGAGATCAAGACTTAGGCGGAGAACAATGATAGGGTTCTCTATCTTATGAGTTAGCATCGTGGGTCCCCCGCATGGGCGTGGCTGGGCGGCTGCTGTGGAGGCTATTATATAGAGCACGTCTGCCCAGGTCAACTGGGGTGCTCCGGAGGACCCTTCGGACCCCCTTGAACTTTGTAGTTTCTGGAATGTTGTTGTAAATTGACTAAAAATTTCTGAGAATCGGGGCTACGCTTGCTACGGGGGCTGCCAGCTAAACATGACCGATTTCGTAATATAGGCGTTACTATATTACGATCCGTAACTTTCGTCATGAGAGTGAATGAGAATCGTAATGTTACAATTCGCAACATGTGTCACGAGAATGTATGAGAATCGACATGTTAGGCGCCCTTACCATAGTTTGTTGGAGAGCTCATACACCGCGTGCCGAGCTCGGAGACGCCGAGTTGTTAGGAATGCTTTACTCTCCCGCGTGTTACGGACCGTAACCTAGATTACAGGATGCTGTAAAGACATTTCTTCGTCTCCGGCCGTGCGGACGGGGCGAATCACGTTATACTGATCTCACAAGCGAAACGCACCGGAGAAACCGGGAGAACCGAAAGAAACCGGAGAAATCGGGTGGAAATCGGATCCGAGCCGGTAGACTGGAGGAAGTGAAGAAAGCGGTGAGGAAAGGTGAAGCTTGACCAAACTGTCCTGATGGGCGGTTTGGCCAGGGTTTACCTGGAACTACACCAACAGAAAGGTGGGCTATCATGTCCACGGACAATCAGCCTGACGTCTTCTCCGACGATCCGGTGATCAATGCGGCCCTGTCCCGCCTCAACATCATGGCGGCGAACTACCGGGAACTCGTGGCGGTTGTCACGGGGAAGTTCGACCAGAACTTCACGCAATGGCGCTCGGCCCAGTCGGTCGGCAAAGTCGATGAGACCAAACTGCCGGCGCTCGACACGATCGAGACGTGGGCGTGGGAGACCGCAACTCCGCTGGAATTGATCGCACTACAGCAGAAGTTGTCGGTTCTCACGACGGAAGTCAACCGTGCTCTGTTCGGCCGGTACGCTGGGAAGAACGATCGGAAGAACTTCGATCCCAACGTGGATGTCGGCGCCGCTCGTGCCAAGTTGATCCGAACGCTCGATTCCACGGTGGAATTGATCGAGGCAGGGAACTACCCTGTCGACGGAATCACGACGGACATGATCTACGCTCTGCCGGCCGTCGGCGACAAGAAGGATCGTGGCGACGGCAAGGTCTGGGACTTCGACAACGCTCCGAGGAAGCCTGGTGATGAATCGGAGGTGAAGACGACGGCGAACTACCGGTCGAACAACACCACGGTGAAGTTCGTCATCGTGACCGATGGCAAGCCGTCGATTCCCGACGAAGACATGAAGCTGAATCTCGGCCAGTTGACGAAGAAGTACTTCGACAAGACGCCGCAGGACGTCGCTCCGATGTTCGGCAATTGGTCGGCGGAGTACTTCATCACGGCGAAGGGTGACGACATCACCCTGCCGACCAAGATGGTCGAGCGAAACGAGATCCGGTTCGCTCTGGTCAAGGTCTGATCGGACCAGGGTTAGGTTCCCGGGGAAACTCGGGAATCTTTCCCTGACCTTGTCAGAACGGCATGAAAGGTAGGTAGACTGTACCTATGAACGAAACGGACGTACCGACCGCAGAACTACAGCAGAGCATCCGGGTGGCGGATGGCTACTCGGAATTGCTCCGAGTGTGCCGAGCGTACATGAGCCGGCCGACAGGGAAAGGTGAACGGTACCTGCTCGATCGGGCGGAGAAGTTCTGCCAGAGCCAAGGATTTCTAGAGGCCGATGTGATGTGGACAATCGGCTGGGACTCGGTCGAGGCAATGTGAAAGAGCTCGGAGGGGAGAAATCCTCCTCCGGGCTTTTCGCCGTTCCGACGGGGTAACTACAGCTAACTGGTACGGCCGAAGGCCGAGTTAGTTGCAGCTAATAGGTCCGAGTAACTTCGGAGTAACTACAGCTAATGAGTCCGAGTGTCCGAGAGTACGGATCGGCATTTAATGCCACCTGCTGTTACTGGAGTTGCGGGTCTCCTGTTACTCAGGTAACACGGAGCACTTACACTTCCATCCAGCTTAAGCTGGTGGAAGCAGTGTTACTTGAGTAACACTTTGGGTGTTACCCAGGTTACACCGAGGCCCCGTTTACCCCCTCTGACCAGGGGTTACGCAAGTTACACAGGGTGTAACTCAGGTTACACTCTGGGTGTAACCTCAGTAACACCGAAACATAGCGTTTCTTATCTTGTCTCTACCTTCGTCACTTCTCCGAGTTCATCTGAACACACGTTCGGTCCCTTCCCAACGATGTTGGAATAGAGTGAACGAGATTTGACCAATTACGTCGAACGGGGTGTGTGTAGTTCACAAAGTAGCTAGACGTTATTGCGTCTGTAGTTACCAGAAACAAAAGACACCAGAAACTATGTTATAAAAAGTGGAGCAAAGTGGTGGGT